ATATGATAAGCAAAACAATATCGTTAACAGCTGGAATACAAATAATAAAATGGAAGTAAATTTGCTAACTGGAAAAGTTGGACAACAAGCACTATCTACACAAGGAGTAACTAGAATGAATTTTTGGGAAACTTATTTTAAATTACTTAGTCTTAGAAAGAATTTTAAATTTGGAGATAGAGCATTAGAAACAATATCTTATATAATGGCTAAAGACCCTAATAAGAATTTCTTTGCTAAACCTCACTCTGTAGATATAATGCAAGACTTGAGAATGAAAGCACCAAGACTTACTCAAGTTAAGAAAGAACTCATGTCATTAAACTTAGTAGATAGTTACGGGTTTTTAAGTGATAAGTTAATAAAGTTTCATACCTTTGTAGCTAATCAAGAAGATGTACAATTTGTATTCTCATTCCATATAACAGATTATGCTACCAAGTAGTAAAAGTGATATATATTCAATGGTGGCTAATGATTGTGGAAAGAGTAAAGCTTTAGTAAAGTTTGTTATTCAAGACTTTGAACTAAAGCTAAAACATATACTACGAAATCCACTAGAGAATACTAAATATGTACTACTTGAATGGTTAGGTAAGTTTAACTTAAAAGATAGGAAACTAATAGCTAAACGTAAAAAGCTAGAGATACACAGACCAGAAAGTAAAGAACTAGAATATATTAATAACATTATAAAAAAGTATTATGACAAAGAAGAGGTATGATAAACCTGCAATGAGTGTAAATGTTGCTGAATTTGCAGCAGCTAACTTTCCAGACCCTAATAGAAAGATTCTATTTACTGGAATGGGTGGTGAATCAACAGAAGTTGGTAAAGAAAGTTTTGATTTAGCAAGAGTTACTGACCATTGGGATAAAACAGAGCAACTCATTAAGGATTATAATAGTAATATTACTGTACTAGATGAAGATTATAAAAACATCACTCCAGTACATATTGCTGTAGTAAGAGCTTATCATATTGAAGCAACTAGAACTAAATCAGGATTAATTATTGCTCCAAAGATTCCAATGAAAGAAATGACACAGAATGGTATTGGTATTCGACAGACTATAGATTCACCATGGGCTTTCTCAAGAAAGTGTGTAGTAGTAGCAGTTCCTGAACACGTTACACATATTAAAGCTGGAGATATAGTAGAGATAAATAGAAGATGTGTATTAGCTGAAAAACCTTCAGTAGATACACCAGCACATTTAGCACATGGATTTACTCTATCTGATTGGTATGATTTTGAAGCACCAACAGATATTAGTAATAAACACTTTGGCTATTTAGCTGTTGACCCAATTAATGATATTACGTTAATTATTAAAAAATCATAATTATGGCTAAATTTGTAAAGAAAGCAGGTTGTCACACAGTTAATGTGGGAGAATTTATGGAAGAACTTGGTGATAAGTACATCAACACCGAAGGTAAAATAGTTCTTAACTATGCAACAGCAGTAAAACTTATTCAGTTTGTTTATGACAAAACGAATGAGAGTTTTGTTGAATGTGAAGGTAAAGAACTACAAATTGGTTTACCTACTGGAATGTTTGGAATGATTCTTAAAATGGTATTAAAAACTATCGGTCTTGAAATTAAGTTTAGTGACAAAGTATCTGATAAGCCATCCTAAAGATTTAGTGAAGGGTTTGGTTTTCATAATGAAAGCCAAACTCTCTCTTTGGTTGATGACTGAAACACATCCACTAGAAAAAGCTAGAAGGTGTAAACCATGCTTTGAAAGTGGTTACTGTATTGTATGTGGTTGTGATTTTGATGAAATGGTATTAACTAACAAAAAGTGTCCTAATGGAAAATTTTAGTAAAATAGTAGCAACAATAGTTCAGAGTTTAATATATGCTAAATATAAACATTGGACTATTAGAAGACTGGGAACGCATGAAGCACTAGCATCATATTATAGTGAAGTAGAACCTTTATTAGATACATTAGTAGAAATATATATGGTAGATACAGGAGCTATAGTAGCACCTAAGTCAGTTGATATTCCTGAATCAGACGATGTATTAATTTATTTTAGAGGTTTACATAATATGATTAAAGCATCAATGGTTAAAGAAAATGATGAAGCTATTAAGAATGTAATGGCTGAAATATCAGCAAGTGTAAAACGTTGTTTATTCAGATTAAAATTAGACGAAGTATATGTTGGAAATTAACTTAGGTGAACACAAAGAGAATAGTGTAGCCACAACAACCTTAACTATTGATGAACCTATCGAACATACAGAAGTATCTTGTGGATGTTTATCAACTAGTTTTAAAGATAATACTGTAACACTAAATATGAGTGTTGGTAAAGTAAAGAATCCTGATGATAACTTCTTTGATAGATTTGTACTATTAAAAGTTAATACTAAGGAGTATATTGTTAAAGCAAGAGTAATAAGATGATTAAAATAAACTATAGAACATTAGACCAAGCTGTTAACTTCTGGGAAGTTAATCCACAGTTTAAGATATATCCACCATTTCATTTATTGTATGAGAAAGATAAATCTAAAAATAAAGATTTCTCATCAAGACAAATGTGGACTATATTCTTTATGTGTGACCCTGATGAAAATGATAATATATTCTATAGAATAGCTTATGGTGAAAGAAAGAAAACATTATCAGAAACTTTTGTTAAAGACTTAGATTGGGATGATGCTAATTTTGTTAAATGTTTAGAAGCATATCCATTAGAATGTATGACTGCTGTACAAAGAGCTTATGCAGAAGAAAAGAATCAGTTACAAAAGAGAGCTAAGTTAATTTCTGATACAGAATTAACACTAGATACTACAGAGTTTCTTGGAGATAAAGTTATAGTAATAAAAGGTACTGCTACACAAATTAATATGTTACAGAAAGATTCTTTATCTATATACCAAAAGTATCAAAAGATAGAAGAAGAATTTATTAAAGATAAACAATCTGTTAGAGCTAAAGGTGGTTCTAAATTAACTAAATCAGAAAAAGGAGATTTATGGTAGATATACAAGTAAAACTGGTAACTAATAATAGACCTGGAAGAAAACTTAAAGAGTTAAAAGGTATTATTGTACATTGGACTGCTAATGTAAAACCTACAGCTGGAGCTGAAGCACATCATAAATATTTTGGTAGTACTACAGTACAAGCTAGTTGTCATTATGTAGTTGATGATAAAAATATTATACAAATGATTCCTGATAATGAAGTAGCATGGCATGTAGGTGATAAACCTAGACGAGCTAATCTACCTGTTAGAAGAACATTAGTTCCTGCTGGAGATAGTGCTAATAACTATTTCATTGGTATAGAAGTATGTGTTAATACAAATAGTAAGTATGAAGATACATTAAGAAATGTTAAGTATCTGATTAATGTATTATTAGCAAGACATAAGTTAACTATAGATAATGTGTATAGACACTATGATATAACAGCTAAAGATTGTCCAATTATGTATCAACCTAATTACGTTGAAATGCAATACTTTGATTGGTCATGGATAACATTTAAAGAATATGTCAGAAGTAGCTAAAGTAACTACATGTATTGATGAATGGGATTTTAAATGGATTCAAATTGAAGATTTAGAAGGAATACTCAATGAGTTTAAACCACAACTATATCATCCTGATGACCCTAGATATAATTCTTTTTGGCAACAAACTCGTTCTAAATGTATTGAAGGTATTTGGTATCCTCAATTTGGACAATATAGATATGTTCCTGGTAGAATAGGATTCTATGGGAACTACTGTACTATTGTAGAAACTGATAAGAAAACAAAAGCTAGATTAAAACTAAAACCTAATATTAGAGATATAGAATGGCATCTAGCTTACTATTATCTTGAAGCACAAGGATTTTCAGGATTTGAAGATGATGATGAATATACTTGTAATTGGAAAGTATTAAATCCTGATGCTTTCTATATGACACTAGAAGAAAAGATTACTATATTTAATAAGAAAGGATTCTTAAAAGAATTTATACATCCTAGAGATTATTTGTTTCAACTCCATGATAAACCATTAGGCAGACCATTATATTATAATGATGCTAAGAACTTTGTTATACTAGGTTCTCGAGGTGGTGGTAAATCATATACTGCTGCACTAATGTGTATGCTATTTGAATTAATCTTTGATGGAGAGAAGTATTATAAACCTGGAGATACTCGAAGGGAATTAAAAGCTGAAATAGATTTAGGTTCAGGAAGAAAAGATAAATCTAGTGAGTTAGCTGAAAAGATAGAAGCATCACTCAATGAATTAGCTCTTAATCAAGAGTTTGGAGTATGGGGAAAACCTGGAGATGATGATTATGAACCATGTCCATTTTGGAAAAGAATGACAGGACATATTAGTGCTAATAATAAAGACAATCCATGGCGTAATACTACTCCAGTAAAGATTAAGAATGAATGGAAAGAAATAGGAACTGGTTCTACACTATATCATAATGTTTATTCTACTAACAAAAGAGATGGTGGACAATCGGGAGCTGGTGGTAGAAGAAATCTTATAGTCTATGAAGAAATAGGATTAATGGAGTTATTCATAGAAGCATGGTTATCAAATGATGCTGTAGTTAAAACAGATGGTGAACAGTTTGGTGTACAATGGGGAATTGGTACATCAGGTAATATAGAAACTATTCATGATGCTATGAAAATATTCACGCATCCTGATGATTATAATTGTTTAAAGTTTAAGTATGGAGACCAAGACCAATGTTTATTTCTTCCAGCTTATATAACAGATAAAAGATTTAAAGATAAAAATGGTAATACAGATATTCCTAAAGCATTATCATTCTATCAAGCTGAAGTACAGAAAGCATCTAAATCTTCAGACCCTAAAGTATTAGTAAGACAAAAGATGAACTTCCCACTACGCATAACTGATATGTGGTTATCAGAAGGTGGTTCACTATTACCAGTAAAAGAAGCTGAAGAAAGAGAAAGAGAATTAGTTAGAGATAACTTATATGAAACACTAGGTACTGCTATTGATATGTATTGGGATAGTGCTGCACAATATGGTGTTAATTATCAGATTAAAACAAATCCTAAACCTATTTATAACTTTCCAATAAAAGCTGGAGATGATTTAACAGGTGAGTTTATGATGTATATAAGTCCTGATAAACTAAAACTAAATGGTATTATTCCTAATGATGCTATTATTGTACTACACGACCCATATATATCAGATGAAATGGATAAAGGTGGTTCACTAGGTGCTGCATACTTTATTGTTAATCCTAAGTATGAAGTATATGGACTTCCAGGAAATGAAATAGCAGCTACATATATTGGTAAAAACTTAGATGGTATAGATAGATATAATGAAGTATTAGAAATGGGAATTGCACTATATGGTAATCCTGTTAGAAACTTATGGTATGAAGCCAATAGAGGAGATAGACTTAGAGCTTATTTCCTAAAGAAAAAGAAAGCTGATTTACTATGTCTTAGACCACAGTTTGAACAAGGGCAATTTATCTATTCTAAAACAGTAAGTCAAACTGGATATATAGTAGGAAATAGTTTAGCTAAAATATCATTAGTAGATTCTTTTAGAGATTGGCTTTTAGAAAAAAAAGAAGTTAATGGGATAGAAATTTATAACATAGAAAGGATTCCTTGTATATTTACCATTAGGCAAATAAAGAGTTATAACATGAAAGGAAACTTTGATGGCGTTTCAGCGTTATTAGGAGTAACTTTAGCTATTGGTGAACAGAATCATAGAATGATGAATAAATCGAAAACTGTAGCATTGCAGACAATACGTAATCATATAAATAATAGATGGAAGCGGTATTCAACTTAAGAGAAAAAAATAAATCAGAAGATTGGTATAAGAGTATAATGAACACCATTGTACCTTTTAATAATACCAATATGGAATCTTATGAGAAGTATAGGCTTATCTATGCTATTCTTAATAATGATGGTAGTGTATTATTCAGACAATTATATGAGTTATGTAATCCTGAAGGAGAGATGTTTAAGTTACCATTTGAACAAGATAGAGAAATAGTTATCTACAATAGATTATATCCTAAGTTTATGTATCTCGTTGGACAGATGTTAAAACGAGGTGATAACTTTGATGTATTATTATTATCTGATAGAGATAATGCTGCAAAAGATGAAGAAATAAAAAAAGTATTAGAAGCAGCAATTAATCAAGAGTTAATGATATTCCAAGCACAAATGGAAGCTGGAGGTGCTAATGCAGAACAGATTGAAGAATCTATGCGTACTATGCCTAAACCTGAAGATATAGATATAAAGAATTTTAAGAGTGAGATGGAAATATTCTATAATGATGTTGTAGAATACTTTAAAGTTAAGTTTGATATAAAGTCATTAAAATCATTATCATTTAAACATGTACTTGCAGTAGATAGATGTTTTATGGTAGTTATAGAAAAGAATGGACAACCACATCCAATGGTATTAAATACACTCCATTGTGGTTTTCATAAGAATAGTAATGAAGAAAGAATAGAGAAAGGTGACTATTGGTGGTATAGAACTCCAATTACTGTTACAGAAGCTATTGATGAATTAGAAGGTAAAGTAGAAGATGAAGTATTAGAAAGACTACGAGGTTATACATCATCTAACTATTTAACACCTAATACAGCATGGGATGTAACTAGTGGACAAGCTAAATCACAATACAATTATCTTAGTGTAGAAGAAGGAATGGAATCTAGATTTCATGATAATAGATACATAGGACAATCAACAGGAACATCTGGAGATAGAAGATATAGAGCTAATCAATTAATATGGAAAACATACTTAGAGTTTAAAGCCTATAGAGAAGTCATGTTTCTTACTATGTTTAATGAATACAATGAAGTAGTTACTGAAATAGTAGATAGTAAATATCCTATTCCTGAAGATGCAGCTACTACATTTATAATTAATAGATATAATCAGAAAGCTAAAAGATATGAATGGATAGATGAGTTTGGTAATGTAATGTATGCTGAAAAGATGTATATTCCTAGAAGATATGAAATAACAAGATATGGTTATGATATCTTTACTGATATGAGAGAAGTTCCTAATCAACCACTATCAATTGATAATCCTTATGATTTTGAGTTATCTTGTAAAGGTAGAATATTCTCAGGATTAAATGCTGAATCTATATCATTAGTAGAAAGAGCATTACCATCACTATTACAATATACATTTGTTAAAGACTTACAGAATAGAGAATTAGCTAAATACGAAGGATATATAAAGAATATTGATGCTAGTCAAATTCCTGATTATCTAGCTATGGATGAAAATGGTAATCCATTATATGAAGGTGCTGATAAACTAAAAGTATGGAGGTATCTAAGACGTACACTAGGAGATAGTTACTATGACCCAACAGCTACTACATCAGGATTACCAAACAATCAAAGAACTACAGCAGTTACAGCTGAACAAGCTGGTTCTATTGGTGAGATAGTTAATATGCAACAGTTGCTAGATTTAATAGATAGAGAAATGGGAATGCAAATGTTAGTACCACCACAAGCTGAAGGTATTTATTCTCCAAGTTCTAATGTATCAGATAATCAACAAGCTATAGCACAGTCATATACTATGGCTGAAGAATACTTTAGACTACATCAATTAGTAATAAAAGAAACAGTAAATGAATATGTTACACAGTTTACTAATTACTATCGTAGATTCTTTGAAACTAATCCAGAAAAGACTGAAACATTCTTAAACTATGTTACTAGTGATGGAATGAAAAAGACTATAAGAATAAAACCAGAATTACTTAATCATGAAGATTTAGGAATTTTTATTCATGATGGTGACTATAATGAAAGGTATCGTCAAATGATGACACAAATGATACAACCATTAGCACAAAATGCTGGAGAAGGAGCTGAAAGAATATCAGAATTAGTAATGGCTATGACTAGAGGTGATAGTCCTGAAAAAGTACATAAGATGATTGCTGCTGCTGCTAGAGAACAAGAACAAAGAATGCAACAACAAGGACAACAGCAACAACAAATGCAAGAGCAACAATTACAAGCTCAAGCACAAATGAAACAACAAGAGCATAATAATAAACTAGAACAAATCACATTAACTAAACAATTAGATGCTGAAATAAAAGCTATGGATGTCTATAAGTTTACTGATGATTTGAATCAAGATAAAGATGGAGTTCCAGACCATATTGAAGCTTATAGAGCTATGAGAGGATTAAACCAAAAAGATAGAGAGTTAGATATTAAAGAGAAAGATATAGCTAGTAAAGAAAGAATAGCTAAAATTTCTAAAAAAGAGAATACTAAGTCATCTAAATAGAATTAATTGAATAACATAAAATATATTTGCTTATGGAAATAGGAGATGATTTTCTACCAGAGTTGGATTTCGACTTTATAGAACAAGAAGAAGAGGATGAAGTTGTTGATGATAAACCAATCAATGATGAGATTCCTGAAGAAGAAGAGGATGCTAATCCTGATGATGATTCTGAAGATGAATTGTCAGATAATGTTGATACGGATGACAATGCTGTTGCAGCTTTTAATTATTACAAGGATAATAATTTTCTTACTATCGACCACGAGTTTGATGGTACATTTGATTCACTGAAAGAAGCTTTAGATAAACAAGCTCAAGTATCACTAGTAAGTGCTATACAAAACTTTCCATCTTTCTTACAACCCATTATTGAATATGCTACACTCAAGGATGATATAACTCCTGAAGAAGTAGCTAACTTTTTGATGCAATATCAACCACCTTCATTTACTGAACAGGATTTACAGAATGATAATGATTTAGCTGAGAACTATCTTACTAACTCATTAAAAGCTGAAGGTCTTGATGATGATGAAATTGAAGATAGAATTGATTACTTAAAAGATAGAAATCAATTAGCTAAAGAATCAATAAGACAGTTTAGAAAAGATGAACAAACTAGACAACAAGAAATGAATAGTCAACTGGAACAAGTTAGACAACAAGAACAATTAGAACAACAACAACAAGAAGTATTTGTACAGAACTTTGGTCAAGTATTAAATGATACTAATTGGAGAACTGACCATAAGCAAGTAATTGCTCATGAGTTTACAAGTGGAAACTTTAAGACTAGAATGGAACATGTATTTGAGAATCCTAAAGCATTAGTTAAGTTAGTAGATTTCTTAGCTAATTATGATGGTGAAGATATAAACTTAGATAAATACAAGAAATCAGCATTCAGTCCTTCAGTAAAAGGAGTAAAAGATACAGTAGAGAAATATTGGTCTAGCTCATCACTAGCTAATAGTAAATCATCAAGAGGTGGAAATCCTAAAGTAGATTTATCAGAATTAGAACTTATATAAAATAATAATAAAATGGAAAGAAAAACCGCCCTTAAAGTAACAGAATACAAAGGATTTGGTGGAAACTTCTTCGATAGTGTATCTCATAGTGCATTGTTTAGAGATGACCAACCTTATGACTTTGGTGTTATGACTGCACGTTTGTTTTCTAGTTCAACCAATTTAGGTTTAACTAACAAGCGTTGGAACTATTTAACTATGGCTCAAGGAAATTACTGTGTAATTCCTGGTGGTCGTAATGAGTATGCTTGGTCTGTAATTGGTGATGCTGATGTTGACTTCCGTGTTACGGAATTGTTAGTTTCAGAATCAGATAATCCTGGCAAAGCTAACACTACTTTTGCTATTGCTTTAGACCGTAATTGGTTAAAAGCTCCAGTAGTACTAAAGACTGCATCTGATAATGCACCATTACTAGAAATTATATCTGGTCCTGAACCACTTGGTACTCATTCATTTAGATATGAAGTTAAGATTCAGGATGGTAATCCTAATAGCTGGATTCCTGTAGAATACTTAAAACCTGGACAAGTTGTTACTCGTGTATCTACTCGTGTAACTAATGAAGAAAATACTAAATATGGTACTGACCAATACTCAAGTCAAATGAAACTTCGTGGTGTTGTAGGTCAATATGCTAACGAAGTATCTTTCACAGATAGGTTTATTCGTATGGAATTAGCTGCTAGTAAGTCTGGTAAATCTAATACTGGAACTTATGATGACCATGATGGTAAGAAATACAGAGATGCATTCTCTCGTGGACACATCTATCAAGCTAGTTTGAAGAATAAAAATACTAATGAGATTATTCAAAAAGGTATGTTTATTACTAAAGCTGAAGAAAGATTGTTAGAGCGTACTGAGATGGATAGAGAGATGATGTGTGAATTTGGTAGATTACAAATTGATACAGACCAAGATTCTAAGAGAGTAAAGAAAACTGCACCAGGTTGGAGACAATTAGTTCGTGATGGACAATATATGCCACATGGAGGTAACTTTACACTAAATAACTTGTATGATTTCTTACATCAAGTATTATACAGGAGACGTGGATTTATGAATCGTAAACCTATGTTAGTTGGTGGAACTGGAGCTATTAGTTACCTATCAACTTTGATTGCACAACAAGCATCTGTATTCCAAACACTAGAGCCAGGATTTGCTTTAAGAGATAATCCTGAACCTACTGGAGTACATAAGTATGAGAAAGAATGGGGATTCCAGTTTACTCGTATTAAGTTACCAATGGGAATTGATGTAACTATTATGTATGACCCATCTAAAGATGATGATACATTATACAAAGAGAAAGCACCAGGTTCTTACTTACCACTAGAATCATTTCAAATTGATATCTTAGAGTTTGGACAAACTGAAAATGCTGCTGAAAACTCTAATGGTAATAACATTTGTATGGTAATGGAAGATAATATTGACTATTATTTCTCTGTAGCTAATGCTATTGACTTTAAGAATGGTATTGTTAAAGATGGTTCTAATGCTTATAAGTTTGGTAAAACATTAAGTATTTACAGAGAAATGAGTGGTTCATTAAATATTTGGGATACTAGTGCGGTAGGTCGTATTGAGTGGGTTCCAGGTTATGTATCGTAAACAAATAAAATAATTATTATAGCCTATGATTAAGGGACAAAAAATCTACGTGGTTCACGTACCACGTACATCAGCGCAAGGGAGACATACTTACGAGTATAAGCGTGATGATGGAACTACTATTTCGATGGGAAGAACTAGGTCTAAAGGAATATCTATACCGTTTAGTTTTGTAAGAAATGGAAACCAGTTGTTAACAGGATTAGATGAATTGATTGACAATCCATACTATGAGTTATCAAAAGAACAGATTAATTTTGGTAGCAACTGGTTTTCTAATTTCGATAGCGTAACTAGACAAAAACAGATTACACTACAGATGTTGTATGAGATAATGGATGATATGGCTGCTGGAACTTATAGTTCTACTAGTAATACTCCATTAATGAGTCAAATCATGAATGATGTAAAAGTTGCTGATAGATTAAACAATCAATCAGAACTAGAGCAATTCAAGATATGGCTACAAGAAGGAACTAATGTGTTTTCTTCTGATACATCAAGAGGTAGATTAGCAATACAACTTCTAAAGAATCATCCTAAAATAGCATTAGATAAGAATCAAGTAAATGAAAATATACATGAATTCTATATTGCTGAAGAAGAAGAAGCTATTAAGGAAGCTAACAAGAAGATTGATATTGTTATGGATGGTTTAACTAAGTTAGGATTATTATTTGCTAACTATGATATGTTTACCAGATACCAATTATCTGTAGTTATGGATTTAGTTACAGGAGAAGCATCTGATTCTTTAGTAGAAATGTCTTTAAAGAATCACATTTGGGAACAACGTAAAGTATCTAAAGGAACTCAAGATGAACGAATCATGCAGTTCTTAGAACAATATGATATACTATTGAAAGACAAGGATAAAGTTTACATTCGCTATATGATTCAACAAGCAATCAATACTGGAATATTCTATCTTACAGGAGGAAAACACTTTTGGAGAAGTCAAAAAGGAATTGAAAATCTGTATAACTTAGGAGCATCTAAAACAAAGATTGAGAATATGTTGTATCAAGAGATGGAAGCTTATGACCCTGATTTAACTGATGATAATGTATATCACAAACTATTAAGTGAACTGAAACAAAAAGGAATTAAATGTCGATAAGTATAGATTTTCTCCATTTCAAATTGGAACAAGGTTATAATAAGTTATCTAATAATCACCAAAAGTATCTTACTGATGTTGAAAAGGATGAAGTATTAAATACTGCTATATTTGAATACTTGGAGATATTTATACATGGGAGAAATCCTAAGAACTTTAATATAGGTTTTGAAGTTACTCAACAAAGAATTGATATGTTACATACCTTAGTTGTATCATACCCAGAATTTCCTAAACAAGAGTTAACACTACTAGAGGATAACATATTCTATTATGAATTTCCTGATGACTATAGGTCTTATCGTAGTGCTAGAGTTTTTGAAAGTAATGGATGTGATATAGCTTATGATGTTAACATAGAACAACACGGAGATTTAGCAACTACAAGACGTTCATTTCATAGAAGAACATCAAAAAGATTTCAATACATTATAGGAACAATTAGGAGTAATAGATTGTATTTATATGCTGAAGATGAGTTAAATCCTAGTAAGTTAGAAATAACTTATATAAAGAAACCTAATAAAGTATGTAAAGGAACATATCCACGTCTTGAAGATAGAAATGTAGCTAATCCTCCACTTCTTCTACCACAAGATTGTAATCTACCTGAAGAATATGTAGATATAATAATTAGTATTGCTGTTCAAGAATTAGCAAGAAGATTCAGTGATGGTAATACTAAAAACATTCAAACCGATAAACTCATAAATTTAACATAATATGAAAAGAACTCACAAGCCGTATCAAGAATATTTTCTTGTTGCGAAGGGTAATCAAGGACTTCCTACTGACAATGCTGATTTTATTACAGGTAATGCTGTAAATCTTGGTGATGGTCAGATTGGTATTCTTGATGTAAAAACCAACAAATTAGTAAAAGGTAGCGATGTTACTGTAGCTAATTATCCTGCTATTAAATTAGTTGCTGGTACTCCAACATCTGCTGACTTTAGTAAGAACTATGGATGGCATATTGGAGAAGTTAAACCATTTTTGGAAACTCCAATTATTGATGGTAGTCATACAGTACAATCTGTAACTGCAAGTTTAACTCCAGTACAATCTAATTCAGCTGTTTACATTGATGGAGTATCTGTTCCAGTTGCGTCAACTGCTACAGTTAAACAGAATTATGCTATTAATATTTTATTCCGTTCTGTTCGTAAGGATAGAGATTATGGTAACAATATTGATAAGTTAATTACTAGTTATGATACTCCTCTTACTTTAGTAGGTTCTACTGATGCTGAAAAGAAATCTTATGTACTAGCTAAGTTGATTGGTAGAATCAATGCTCAATCTAAGTTGAATACACTTCAACCACAATGGGCAAATATTGCTGCTAAGAAACATGTTATTGCATTAGGTATCAACTTAGATGGAACTGGAACTGGAACTGCTATTACAGGAATTAAGACTGGTGATTCTATCAATGTAATGAGTACTACTAATGGTACTCTAGCTATTACAGTTACTGCTGGAATGGTACAAACATTACACAATTTTATTCAGAAAGAATTAATTGTTAGTGGTGCTGCTTATCCATTAGCTGAAATTATTACTGTTGATGTAGATACTGTAAACGGTGGAGATATTGATGGTATTTTACTTGTAGCATTAGACCATGATACAGCTGTAGCTTATGATGATATCTATGGAGTAAAACCTACTATTGATGTTACTGTTGGTGGATTTACTACTTATACTACAACTACTGTATCTTCAGCAGTTGAACCAGGTGGTAGTGGTAGATTATTTAAGATTGCATTTGACGAAAGAGCTTTTGCACAATATGGTAATCACCAACTAACAGGATTTGCTGATGAGTTAATTAAAACTCCATCTTACATTGATGAGACTAAGAATTACTCTGCGTACATCATTGATTTGTATAATAAAGATGAGAAGTTTGATGATTCTATTCACCACCAAACTCGTATTTGGATTTTATTAGAAACTACATTGAATACAAGTACTGCAACTGCTGATGCTGGAATCATTCCTACTATTACTGAAACAACTTTAGTAACTGATTTGAATACTGCATTAGGACCTTGGTTAAATGGTTTAACTCCTGGTTATAATGCTAACAATACAGGTATTGGTGCTGGTGTTGCTGGTACATTAACTATTACTTCAGTTCCATTTGTTAGTACAATCAATACTACTAATACTGCCACTGTTGCTCAAATGGGTAGTGGTGTAGCTGTTGCTGGTTTGAATCTTACTGGAATTGCTACTGCTGATGTAAGTATTATAAATACAAGTGGTGCTGTAGTTTCATCTACTGTATCATCTGTAAGTGCTACTGGATTTACTTTAACAAGTACAATTACTGCTGGTAATTATTTCTTGAAAGTAACAGAAATATCTGAAACAGATGCTGTACCTTATGTTACATTTAAAAGATTTGCTGTAACTGCATAAACAATAAAACTAGCTGGTAGTATTAATTTACTACCAGCTTTTTAAAATGCTAAATATGAAAAGATTAGTACTATTATCATTATTATTATTCCCTATATTCTTATTTGCTCAATATCCTACTTTTAGTAATAAACAAAAATTAGGAGTACAGACTACAGGAGATGGGTTAATATTTAGAGGAACTACTGTAAATAATATACCTAACTATATACCAAGTAATGTTAATAATGCTTACTTTCATTTAGATACAACGAATAGTAGATTATATTTATACAATGATGGTTGGCAACAAGTATATCCTGCACCACAATTCGATACTACAACATTAAATGTTTATTTAAAAATATCAGATACAACAGCAATGTTGTTACCTTATTTTAGAGATTCTGATACTACACAATTAAACTTAATAAATAGATTTGCTTTAAAATTAAACATTAGTGATACTTCAGTAATGTTATCTCCCTATTTAAGAAAAGCTGACACTATTAGTTTATCTAATAGAATTAATTTAAAACTCAATATAAGTGATACAACAATCTTATCTAATAGAATAACAACTAATGTAAATAATATAATAGTTATAAACAATAAATTAAATACTAAATTAGATACTATATATAAAAAACTTAAAAACGTAGTAACTAGAGTATTAAATAAAGATACTTTAGATTTAGGAGGTTCTTTAACAGAAGGTTATGGAATAAATATAATAGGTGATTCAATTAATGTGGATACTACTATTATATTTACTCAATTAGATACAATAACTTTAAGCAATAGAATTAATAATAAATTAAATATTAATGATACAGTATCACTTTCTAATAGAATAAATTTAAAATTAAATCAAACAGATACTATAAACTTATCAAACAGAATAGACTTAAAACTTAATAAATCAGATACAATAAGTCTTTCAAATAGAATAAATATTAAATTAAACCCGAGTGATACTGTATCATTATCAAATAGAATAAACACAAAGTTAGATACTATATATGCACAATATCCAACTTATTTAGATACAATAGTAAATAAAGATACAATAAATATAAGCAATATATTAACAGAAGGATTTGGTATTAATATTATAGCTGATTCAATTAATATAGATTCAGCTGTAATATTAACTACACAACAAAGGCAAATAGCTTATGTTAAGAATCAATCTGGAACTACAATGTATAAAGGACAAGCTGTTTATAGTTCAGGTTCTACTGGAAATAATAAGTTAGTACTTTTAGCATCATCAAGTACAGAACAAACAAGTTCTAAAACATTTGGTATTGTAAAATCAGATTCTATTCCTAATGGAAGTCATGGTTATATTATAACATTTGGATTATTAAGTGGATTTAATACTAATGCATTAACTGAAGGAAGTAGTGTATATTTATCTAGTACTCCAGGACAATTAACAACTACTAAACCACAAGCACCATTGCATTTAGTAACTATAGGTATATGTATTAGACAACAACAAAACAATGGTTCTATATTTGTTAAGATACAAAATGGATTTGAGTTAGATGAACTACATGATGTTAGAATAACTAGTCCTGTAGATAAAGCATCATTATATTATAATTCATCAGAAAGTTTATGGAGAGATACTACAGCTACATTATTAGTTAGTGATACTGCTAGTATGTTAAATCCTTATCTTCGTAAAGCTGATACTACATCTATGTTATTACCATATTTTCGTGATGCAGATACAACCTCTTTAAATCTTATATCCAGATTTTCCACTAAACTAAATATATCCGATACGTTAAATATGTTATCTAAATATTTAAGAAAATTAGATACAGTTACTTTGAGTAATCGAATAAATTTAAAATTAAATATAATTGACACGGCTGCAATGCTTAATAATTATTTACGAACAAATGAAGTAGCACCTTTAAATGTTCCTTTGAATACTGAGTCAACAATGAATGCTACTTTAAATATAAATGGAAATTTAAATATGGGTAGTGGTGGTACTGTTTCAACACCTATATTATCTGCTGGGACAATTATAAAACAAGGCGGAACAACATCACAGTTTTTAAAAGCAAATGGAGATATTGATAGTACAAATTATATATCATCATCTTCTGCAGCGTCAACTTATTTGCCGTTGACTGGTGGAACATTGACTGGTGCAATTAAAAGACAAGATAATAATTATGATGGAAGTCCAAATACATTTTATTTTAATTTATTAAATTACTTTGCAAGACGTGATAATAATCAAAATCAAGGTCAAACTGCTCAAATTTCTTTTACAGATAGACCTGGAACATTCCAATTTCCAAATGCAGTTAGAACATCTGATATTCATTTAATGACTGCTCATAATTGGAATGGGTCTGCTTATGGACAATATCTTGACACGACTTTATCTGTTGTTGCAAATCAAGATGGAGGACGTATTGGTATAAATAAATTAAACCCATCTTATAAACTTGATGTAAATGGTACTCTTGGTGTTACAGGTGCAGCCACTTTTAGTAGTAGTGCAACCGCAAATTCATTTGTTAAATCTGGTGGCACATCTTCACAATTTCTTAAAGCAGATGGTAGTGTTGATGCTAATACTTATTTGCCATTATCTGGTGGAACATTAACGGGGCCTTTAAATGGAACAACGGGTAATTTTATAACAAATTTAGGCGTTGGAACGTCAATCGCATCTCCTGTTTTATATGCTGGTGGTTCTGGTAATCAAGAAATACATTTTTATTCAGACCCA